GTCACGGATTTCCGAGCTTCGCAAAGAAGGCTTCAAAATCATTACGACACGCATCGATGGCCCGAATGGCTGCCGGTACGCGGTCTATCACATAGAGAAGGAGGCTACGACGACATGAAAAGTCAAAACAGCAAAATCCTCCAGCATCTGAAGAAGGCTGGTTCCATCAGTTTTCTGGAGGCTTGGACTTTGTATTCAGTGCGGTGCTTGCCGCGCCGAATTGCCGACCTGCGTGAGCTAGGTCATGAAATTGTCAGCGACAAGCGCAAAGACATGAACGGTCAGCGGTATGTCCGCTACACCCTAGCTTAACGATGGAGGCGCAAGTGAACAGTATGACGACAGTCGAACACACGGGCACTTTCGTCAAACATGAAAGCTGTCCGGATTGCGGCAGTTCAGATGGACGGGCGAGATATGTCAATGAGACGACGGGTGAAACGGACCACTGGTACTGCTTCGCTTGCGAAACACACACCAAAGCGGAATCCGGTAGCGCGGCTGATGACGACGCAGCGCAGCCGGTTCCGCACCAAGGCAAAACCAAGCGGCAAAATCTACTCAAGGGCACGTTCGAAAACCTACCAGCTCGACGATTGACGGCTGAAGACTGCCGCAAGTTTGATTACCAAGTCGTGATGTATGAAGGACAACCGGCCCAAGCCGCGACCTATCGCGACAAATCTGGCCGTCCTGTAGCACAGAAAATCCGCACCCGTGACAAGAGGTTTGTCTGGATTGGGAAACCACCAGGCACCTTCTACGGACAGCACATTTGGAACACCGGTAAAATCCTTACCATTTGTGAGGGGGAGCTAGATTGTATCTCAAGTTCGGCCCAGGGAGGACACAAGTGGGCAACGGTTAGTTTGCCAAATGGTGCCGCCTCTGCGGCCAAGGCCATGAAAGACAACTATGAATTTATCATGGGCTTCCAATCGGTGGTGCTTCTATTCGATCAAGATGAGGCCGGCCGCAAGGCTGCTGAAGCTGCTGCGGAGTGTCTGCCCGTAGGGATGGCGAAGATTGCGACCCTACCTTGCAAAGACGCCAATGAATGTCTGGTGCAGGGTAAGGCCGGTGAAATCGTCAATGCCATACATCAGGCGCGGACATATCGGCCAGATGGTTTGGTCAATGCCCATGATTACAGAGACGAGGTCGGCAAAGACGACACGTCTGACGGCCTGGAATATCCATTCAGTATGCTGACAGAGGTCACTGGAGGGCTAAGACCGGGTACCTGTACCACAATTACAGCGGGGTCTGGGATTGGAAAAACAACTTTGGTGCGTGAAATAGCGCATCACCTGCATGTCGGCGGTAATCAGATTGGCATGATTATGCTCGAGGAGAGCAACAAGCGCACCTTACAGGGGCTTGTCGGCATATTCATGTCCAAGAACATTACCGTCGACCGCAGCGGTGTGGCTGATGAGGATATCACTGCGGCGTTTGATTTGCTGTTCGGTGAAGACATGCCACCCCTCTATCTCTATGACCACTGGGGCAGCACAGATATCGATGTAATCTTGAACAAGATACGCCAGATGGGCCAAATGGGCGCTGAAACGGTGTTCTTGGATCACCTCGCTATCCTCATATCGGGCCAAGCTTTCGGCAACAATGAGCGCACCCTCATCGACACTGCCATGACGAAGCTAAGGACGTTGGTCGCCGAGACAGGTCAGCGTCTGGTGCTCTGCTCACATTTGAGGCGGCCGGATGGTAACCAAGGCCACGAGGATGGCGCTCAGGTTCGCCTTGGTCAGCTCCGCGGTTCACACGCAATCGCACAATTAAGTGACATTTGTATCGGATTGAGCGTCGACCCTGACGACCCTCACAGTGATGTCCGGCATTTAACGGTGCTCAAGAACAGACACTCCGGACGGACTGGACCGGCCGGCACACTCCGATATTGCCACGATACAGGACGCCTCATGGAGGAGGCGCTAGCGCAACTGACGCCTTTCGAAGACGAAGGCCAAGAAGAAGGAGAGACAGAACATGTCTATAACTGATTGGATCGACGAAGACCTTGGCTTTCTGGACCAGGAGTCGATGACTTTCGATGAATATGAAGAGCAAGCCATGGGCACGGCGATTTACCCTGGATATTTGATATATCCGGTGATGGAGCTGTGTGGTGAGGCCGGTGAAGTGGCCGAAAAGCTGAAGAAACTCATCCGTGACGACTATCTGCCGCTGGATGGCGGTGATCCGTTGACTGATTTGGATTTTGAGCAGCGGCTTGAAATTGCCAGAGAGCTTGGTGACGTGCTGTGGGCGCTGACTGCAGCCGCAACTGATCTTGGCTTTTCCTTGAATGAAATAGCCGACCTCAACATCGAAAAACTGAACAGTCGGCAGCGTCGTGGCAAGCTGCAAGGCTCCGGCGACGACAGGTGACACAATGGCTCGGATAGCATTTGACCTTGAGTCAGATGGCTTCCTTGATGGCGTGACACAAATCTGGACAATCTGCACCCAAGACATCGATACAGGCGAAGTTCGTGGCTTTGGCCCCGAAGAGATTGACGATGGTATCGATTATTTGATGACCGCGACGGAATTGATCGGGGCAAACATAATCAGCTACGACATTCCGGTCATCCGCAAGCTCCACCCTCGTTTCAACATCGACAATATCAAAGTCACAGACACCCTTGTTCTGAGCCGTTTGATACATGCCGACCTTCGCAACGAGGATTTCATCAAAGGTTACACAGCTGAACAGCTTCCGAAACGGCTCCATGGCTCCCACAGCCTGAAGGCGTGGGGGTTGCGGCTAGGTAATCGAAAGGATGATTTCGGAGAGACCACTGATTGGTCTGCTTGGTCGCAGGAAATGCAGGATTATTGCCATCAAGACGTTGCCCTGACTGTAGCTTTATACAAGCACCTTGAACCCCACAAATGGTCTCAGGAAAGCATCAGACTAGAACACAGTCTGGCTGAGGTGTGTCATAGGATTGGCCGGGCTGGCTGGACGTTTGACACCGATAAGGCCATCAAACTATATGCCGCGTTGGCACAGGAACGTGACGACCTGCAGCAGGAATTGGCTGCATTGTTTCCACCTTGGACTATCGAGGAGGAGTTCATACCAAAAGCCAATAACTCGCGGTATGGATATGTCAAAGGTGAGCCGTTTGTGAAACGCAAAGAGGTTCACTTCAACCCGCAGTCACGTAAGCATATCGAGTTTTGTCTGCGTCAAAAGTATCGCTGGAAGCCCAAAGAATTTACGCCCAGTGGCGACGCCAAAATCGACGAAACAGTATTGAACCAATTGCCCTACCCGGAGGCCAAAAAGCTGGCGCACAGCTTTATGCTGCAGAAGCGTATCGGACAGCTGGCTGAGGGGAACAATGCTTGGCTCAAATTACAGGACAATGGTGTGCTGCGGCACGTCATCAATCCAAATGGTACGGTCACCGGCCGCGCCAGTCATTTTAACCCAAACCTAGCGCAGGTTCCCGCCACGCGGGCAGCCTACGGTAAACAATGCCGAGAGCTTTTCACGGTGCCTCCAGGATATGTACTTGTTGGCTCTGACTTGAGCGGTCTCGAGCTGCGGTGCCTTGCTGGGTATCTGCAGGACGGAGGCGCATATGCCAAAGAGGTCATCGAAGGCGACATCCACACAGCAAATATGGCTGCCTTTGGAGTTGCCGATAGAGAGCAAAGTAAGAGGTGTGCCTATGCACTTTTGTACGGCGCCGGGAACGCAAAGCTCGGAGAGGTCGTCGGAGGCACAGCCGCGGACGGCAAAAGGCTGCGAGACAACTTCCTGCGAAACACGCCAGCTTTCGCTTCCCTTTTGAGGGCTGTGAAAAGTGCAGTCGACAAAAAAGGCTACTTGATTGGCCTTGATGGCCGGCGTTTAGCCATCCGCAGTGAACACGCCGCATTGAACACGCTATTGCAATCAGCCGGTGCGCTGATTTGCAAAAAGTGGGTGCAGCTTGTTGACGAAGAGCTACGCAAAAGCGGTCTCGATGCGGCTGTCGTTGGCTGGATACATGATGAGCTACAGGCCAAAGTAAAGAGAGGATTTGAAAACGATGTCTGTGATATCGCTAGAAGAAGCGCGAAAGCGGCTGGAGAGTATTTCCAATTCGGAGTACCAATCGAAGCAGACGCAACAGTCGGAACCGACTGGTCAGTTACCCACTGACGAAGAAACTTTAGAGGTCATCGTGGCGGTTTATCACCTGTTGACCTCGGCCAAACAACGACCTTTCACGACCAAATCAGACATGGCCCGCGCTGCAGCGGACGTTGTCGGCTTGTGTGCGTCGGAAGGTTTACTATCGACGATGCTGCCCAACGGCAATTTCACCAATGTCTGGATGATTACGCAGGACGGCATGTCTTGGCTGGAAGGCGCCTCAGATGCTCTTTCTCCTCGACACTGACATCTTCGCATATCAGGCGACAGCATCTGCGGAGACGGAAATCAATTGGTACGGTGATATATGGTCACTGTACATGGACATGCGGGAAGCCAAAGACGCTTTCAAATATGCTGTCGACAAGGTTCAAAACCGCCTTGGCGAGGGTGACCTTGTTTGTTGTCTGTCATGTCCTGATGGCAATTTCCGACGTCAAATCGACCCTAGCTACAAAAGCAACCGCAAAGGCACACGCAAGCCTGTCGGCTATGCAGCGTTCATTGATTGGGTCAAAGACAATTACACCACAGTTCAGAAGCCTTTTTTGGAGGCTGACGATGTCATGGGGCTGCTCCAGAC